TTCAACCCAGAGGGCATAGCTGTTTGTTAGTGTTGCGTTGGTGCCAGCGACAGGAGCACCGCTGATCGAAAGTGTTGCTGCGTTTGTGATTGTACTTGCAGATGCAAAGGCATACGTCGGTGCCTGAATGCGGAAGGCTCGCTGCGTCGTGATGCTGCCAGTAGCAAACTGCTTTGTCGCACTTAGGTTAAAGTTTACAGATGGTGACTCTGTGGAAGCTGTTTGAGCCGTATGGGCTGGAGCAGTTACTACAAAATCAGTCTTTGATCCACTGGTTGAGGCTGCTGGAGCAACGGTAACTGCACCTTGCGGTGTAAAATTGCAATAGGAGGATGTAAGGTCTATTACTGTTCTTGAGTTCGCAGCAATAATTACTGAGTCGGGGGCGAGCGCGATATTGGTAGTGGTGTCTTCAAAACATCTTAATTTAGATAGACCATACGGTAAATCAATATGGCCACCAACATAAAGATTTCCACCAAAGGTTACAGCATTGTTACATGTAAGTGTACCATTTATTGTTGTAGCTTGTGATGTTCCATTTACTGTAATTGCAGGAGACCATGTTCCAGCAGAACTCCATGATCCAAGAACTACGTTTCTACGGGTGCCTCCAGCAGAACCAACGGCAGTGCCCATTCTAGCTTCATTAGAAACCCAAGAAGTCTTAAAAGACTCATTATTAGTTGATGAAGAATAAGTATTGTACAATAAGTAAGACTGAGCGGTCGTACTGTATCGTTGCTCTATTATTCCCGCCCCGCCACGAAACAAGCCAATGTCACCAGTCAGACTGTTTCGTGTAAGCAACCCTGACGCTCCTGTTCCTGACCAGACAATTCCGTGACCAGAAAAGAACTGCACACCACCAGCGGCACCATCAACCATTCCGAACCAACCGTTGCAGTTAAACAATGGTGATTGAAATGTTCCACCTGAATAGATGAACCAAGAGCTACCTCCTCCACCTTGCAACTGAGCAAGACCAAGTCCACTTCCAGTTCCCCAGAAAGACATTTGACCGTCTTTTCGGAGAGTCACTTTACTCGAACCACCAACCTGCCAATCTTGGAGCAGTGAAGCAGAAGCAGAGGCAGTGTCGGTGATATTGACCAATGCACCAGTGAATGTCGTGGCACCGCTGTTCCACGTCTGCGTGAGCGTTAATGGAGCGGACGATGTCAGCGTTCCCTGCGCAAACGTCTTCTGTCCCGCAAACGTCTGTGCTCCGGTCGTCACCAGTCCCCGCGACGTAGCACTAGCATCCGGGATTGCGAAGGTATGAACGTTCGCGGAACTGCTGATCGTGAAGTCAGTGCCGGTTGTGCTTGTTAAGAATGTCTGCGTTGCTCCAGTCTGACCACCGAGCGACGTGATTCCACCACCAGTAAATGAAAGTGTGCCGGCTGAGAAGGATAGCCCGGTCCCGATCGTCACCGCTGACCAGGTGTTGATTGCCGACCGATAGTACAGGGTGTTCGTGCCCGTGAGGGCCGCGATCGCTGAAAGATCCCCGTCGAGAGGTTGGTACCCGGCCGCGGCCGCCGCCACCGTCAGATACGTCGATGCCGCCTCCACGGCCATTGTTCCGAGCCCGAGGTTCGACCGGGCCGTCGCGGCCGTTGCCGTCAGTTCGGAAAGGTTGTTGGCGGTCAGCAGCACCCCGCTGGTCTGCAGCGTGCCGCCTGAGAACGAGAGACCTCCGCCGATGGTGACCGCCGCCCACGTGTTTGCAGCCTGCCGATAGTATAGAGTGTTGGTGCCGGTGAGGGCCGCGATCGCCGTCAGGTCAGCGTCCAGTGGTTGATAGGACGACGGGATTGCTGCCAACTCCGTGTCGACCTCCAGCAGCGCTGCCTGCAGGTTTGCTGCCGTCAGGACTACGCAGGCTGACGGATCGAAGCTCATATCCGCTGCTTGATGGATTGGTAACACCGGCATGGAAACTTCCCCTTAGAAAAGCAAAACCACAAAGGCCGTCGTCGATCCCGCGATCACCACTGCGGTTCGCGTTGCCAGATCCTCCGAAGTGATCACGCTGGCCTGCCGGGCCGCCTCAAGGTGGCACATCGCTGCACAGATCTTTCCGATGTGACGGAACGCCAGGTTTGCCCACGGCCCGTGATCAAACCACCATTGTGAAGTCGGCCACGCCCGCAGTTTTGAATACCAGGTGATCCCCCAGAAGATGTTATCACCCATCGTTGCTGTGAACCCGAGCGTTATTCCAAGCAGCAGCCATTCGTGTGGCCCCATCCATGTTCGCCGGTCCCACTTCCGAAACGTCGGCATCCAGATCTGGAGCACTAGCCCCGCCACGCCGATCGTCAGGAGGCCCATCAAGAGATTGATCAGCAGAATCAGTTCACCCGGCTTCATGCCCTGCTCTCCACAGTTTGTCGGCCGCCTTTGCACAAATGGAAAAAGCCGGCACCACAGTGCCGGCTCGAACTTCGGTCAACTTGGCGACCACTGGCGGATCTCGGTTGCCAGGGCCGTGCAGGCTGCTGAGTTTCGGTCGCAGGCTTCCAGAGTCCGCGTGTGGAGTTCGCGGAGGGCCGCGGTATGTTCAGCCGATCGGCTGTCAGCATCTACCCGCCACTCGCGGCGTTCCTCACGATGTTGCTCGAGCAGCCGGTCAAGAAACTCCTGCTGCCGCACGTCAGCCTCAGCCGTTCGCGCGAGAACCCACCGCCCAAACCACACAAACGCGATCAGCAGAAAGCCGATGATCAGGCCCGGAAGCCCATACTTATCCCAGATCGAGAGATCCGCCAACTGCGTCGTCGCTGCGAACATTGCCCGTTCCCCTTTGCCAGTCACTTGGTCACTTTGGCCCCAAGTCCCCCGCGGAACTTTGCACAGGCCGCCGATAACTGTAGTCGCTGAAAGGCGGAATGACACGCCCGATCTCCTCAGGCCGGATCGGCCACCACACTGGTTCCTTCGCCCCGGCGATCGACCACTCGTCCCCGGATCGCAGTTCGGTGTTTGGCGGGATCTCACGGTACTGCTGGAAATACCACGTCGTGCGTGAGTTCCCGTTGATATCCAGCCGCTGTTCGTCAGGCCAGGCGATCGGCCCCGTCGTGAGGAATCGCAGGACGATGGTTGCGATGCCGCTGACGATGCCGATCGCTGAGATCGCCCGCGGATGCGATTGGATCCAGCCGTCAGCCAAAAGAACTGCACAAACCGCCACCGTGATCTGCAGCAGGCCGAAGATCACGGTCTTGCTCCTCATCGGGGTTTTGAACTCCATCGTTGCACCCATCTCCCGTTCCGAACGACATCGCCGGCCGCCCGGTGCTGAGACTCGTGCATCTGCGAAAGAGCATCGTCACTCAGCCCGTCGAGCGTTTCCCTGCTCACGGTTCCACGGTGGATCCCGTTATTCAGCAGGTGCCGAATCATTGCTTCGCGTGATTCATAGCAGTCGCCCCCCGGCCGCCACAAGGAAGGATTCCGCTTTGGGCCGCCGCCCACAGTTGTGCCGGCCACTGTGCCCGCCACTGGCGAACTCTGTGCAAAGGCCTGCTGCAGGCTTTCGGCTGACCATACGCCCAATTTCCAATTGCCCACCTCCTTCCCGTCGATGACCAGCCGGCTTGTGGGAGTGCGGCTGACACTCGGGGAATTCACTTCCCGGATGTTGATCCGGTTGATTTTCCAGCCGGCCGCCTCGAGCACCGGTAGAACCTCGCGTTCCATCGTGAGGCAGGGGCCGCAGTTCGGCTGCGTGTAGAAGTTCAGTTCCGGCCGGGCCGTCACTTCGACGGTTTCGAGAGGCTGCTCCGTCACCGTGACCACAAACGCCTGATCGCCTGAGGAACCAACTGAGTCCGTCACCACGAAGGGCTGATCCCACAGGACGGCCAGCCCGAAAATAATGGCCCAAAGCATGCGTCGCTCCTTTGCACAAATGTTCCACGGGGCCTCAGTCATTCCGCAAACGATAATACGCAATCGGCATGGCCCACTTATCCCGATCGTCAATCTCCACTTGCAGTTCGTTTCGCTCTCGAACAGCCGCCGCCAGTATTTCCGCCAGACACCTTAGCCGTTCCGGGAGTTCGGGCTGCGATAGCCACCCGCAAAATCGCATCGCGGGCCTTTGGTGGAAGATCCTCTGGTAACTGATCCTCCACGTCGTGTGTGGCCTTGTGGCTGTAAATCAGCATCAGTACCCCCTCACTGTTCGAGAAATTCCCAAGGCCTGATCTCGTCCTCGGTGATCCGCATCGCGGTCACCGCATCCACGATGTGCCCCCACGAGTTTACACACCGCCGCTTCCCGGCGATACGGGTAGGTTCCTGCTCGCAGATGGCGTCGCGTGCCTGCTCGGCCGTGTCAAAGGCCCCGATGAAGTCCGACCAGCCGCCGCTCGGGTAATGGTCGTCGCCGGCAAACGCCAGGTACCGAGGCAGCCAGATATGCTGACAGCCTTCGCACCGCCGTTGCCCCGTCACACAAAGCACCGGGCCGCCGTCAGCCTCCATAGCTCCGACCAGTTTGCCGTTCGCCGTGACCCTTGCCCACGCGTCTCCGAACCGACCGAGCAGGCCCTCAGCCCGCGTTGCACCGCAGGCCGGGCAGACGTTCAGGATCTGAGGAATCCGTTCACCCGGTTGCTGGTAACGCCGCTCGGGGACGGCCGCCGCCGCCTCCTGCTGCATTTCCACGAAGGTTCGCCCCACACATGCGGCTGAGGCTTCCAACACCTGTGCCCGGCCTTCCGGTGTCATCAGGTGCAGGTTCTTCAGGGTCATGCCACGCGCTGGGCCGCTGTTCCCGTTGACCGTCACGGAACGCACCGTGATCTCTATTTGCTTGATTTCATCCACGACGTGATCACCCTCCCATGCAAAGCCACCATTGCCAGGCGATACGCGACCATCGCGTTTCGCTCACCCCGTTCAGCCATCTCCAGCAGCATGTCCGCGAACACCTCGAGGGCGTCAGGCCCGTCGAGCATCACGCCCGCCGCCTTTGCGTTCTGAAACAACACCATCCGGATCACCTTCCGGCAGTTTGCGCAGTCGATCGCCGAGGCCACCTCCATCCTGCACCGGTGTTCTACCACCCGCCAGTTGTTGCACAGCAGCCGGCGTTGATCCCGGCCGCCCATGACAATGTGCCTTCTTCGACGTTTGACGGTCAGCACTTCAACGTCGTCGCCGAACAGGTTTTTTCTGCTCACTTGCACGTGCATGCCCCACCCGATCTTCCATCACGCATCGGCGATGGAGCCACAGCATCGTGCCGAACCTCGCGAAGATGGTCCACCCGAGTGCCGGCTGCCGGCCGATCGCCTTCCCGCACATGATGCAGACACGGGACGCGATCTTCCGTCGATCGCACCCCATGACCGCCGCCTCCGCCCTCGTCACCAAATCACGCCCGTCCATCAGGCCCCCGAGTCTCTACGCACCCGCCGGTCATTCGGTTCGAACGTCATCGGTGCCGGATGCCTTCGGAACTCGATCATCTTGCGGCCGCCCTGAAACAGGAGGTGCCCAACCCATCCGGTCTTCAGGTCAGCACAGATCGCCATGCCCGGCTCGTTGCCGTTCGCGTCGCGCAGGGTTCCGAAGTCCCCGTTGCGACTGCTCACAAACTGAGGGCCGCCCTCCGTCACACCGACCGCATGAACGTTCGTGAGGACGAACGCCTGAACGCCCGCCCGCTCGAAGGCCTCGATCGTCTTCTCCGGATCCGCCCATGCGGAGTCCAGGACCAAACACACCGCTCGGTCAGTCAGGCCGATAATGTACTCAAAGCCGTTCCCGTTCGCGTCCACGCGAATACGCTGCTCCCGTTCCATCTTGCAGCGCTCGCACCACTCTTCCTCCCATCCTTCGAGAGGCTCATTGCACCGGCAGCAGGTTTTTTGCTCAGTCGACATCATCTTTTCTCCGTTGCGTACCAGACGGCTGTCATTTTCTGCTCGATGCTGACATCCACGATGTCGGGTTCAGGGTAAAGACTTCGAGCTACTTCTTTGGCCTCACGCTTCGAGACCGGTTTCTTGTCGCGACTGACTGTGACCAATCGAATCCAGTTCGACGGCCGGCCGGGCACAGGGTTTAGGCTGCTGACGTCGACCAGGTCGCCGCTCTCGATCGTTCGCACGTCGATCGCTCCCTCCTGTTTCAACCGCCGCCGACACAGGGCCGCCTGCGGGGTTGTGCTTTCCTTCCAGTCCGTCATACCACCACCTGTCGAGGGATCGTGATCGAGTCGGCGATCGCCCGTTGCCCGGTGAGAACACCCCACCCATCTTCGCCCCATTCCCGCCCATACGAGTTCAGGTATTCGATCCCGTATCGGTTCCAGTCCGTTGCCGGCTTGCCCGGAGCCAGGTCGAGGAGTTCAACGCACCAGATCGCATGACCCCACCAGTTCAGGCCGGCGACGTAGCCCATGCCGTTCAGCAGCAGCGTGCCCTGCAGGACAATGTCGCGGCTCCGGCCTTCAGCCCACTCCACCACCCGGTTCTTTGCGGCTGAGGCTTCCCACCCCGGCTTGAAGTCGGCTCGGCGACTCGTGCCTCGCGGTACAAACTCGGTCGTTGCCACTCCCACCTTTACCGCCTGCTCGAGGGCACCGTCGATGTACCAGCCCTTGTTCTGGTACCCGGTGATCGGTGCGGCCACTGACGATGGCGAGAGTTCGACGAACGGCAGCCCCTGCTGCTCACGCCAGAACGCCACGCCCATTGCCGTCGAGAAGGAGTGACAATACCGGAGGCTGCTCTGGTTCCAGACTCCGATACGGGACGCCTGCCACATGGCCTTCAGCGTCGCCTTTCGCCGGCGACGATCGGCAATCAGGTCCGGCCAGGCTTCCATTGGGATCCGAGTGACGTCCGAGGCTCCGAGAATCGGTACGCCGGGAATCGATCCCAGAGGAACCCGCGTCCAGTCTCGTGCCAGCAGGCCGCCGTCGAGGTTCAGTTGCGTGATCGGGGTGTGATCGGAAATCAGATACATCATTCGCCTCCGTATTCTTTGAGCAGTGAAAGAAACGCTTCTTCTGACTCAGGCATTGGTGTCGCGATGCCCCGCTTGCCGTTCGACAAAACGAGGAATGGCGTCTTGCCGTTGCCCCGAGCCTTCCACTCCCGCCATGCCGCCTGCAGCCAGGCCGCGGAAGATTGCCCCGGCTCGTTGTCTTTATCGAGCTTCGCATAATCTGCTTGGCCGTCCGTCAGTTTACCGTGCGTCTTGAGATATTCTCGCACAGCAATCGACATCATAGCCGTCAGTTGGCCCGGCTTCTTCAGGTTGATCTCCGACCGGTCAGCCGTCTCTTCGACGATCAGCACCTGCAGCTTGCCGAACTCCTTCACCGGCTGAGGCTGAGGCTCCGGATCCACCGGTTCGACGGGATCGACAGGTTTTGGCTCCGGCCCCGGCCGCGGCTCGGTGACCTCCAGCGTCTGACGAGCGTTCCCCGAGTCATCCTCAGCCCCGTATGGCACAAGGATCACCTCGACGGTGCCGGCCTTTTTTGGCTCGAGGACGTAAACCCACGGTGCGTCGAAGTGACGCGTCTCTCGCCGGCCGCTGCCCCCGGCAAAGGTGGCAATCATCGTCAGAGGGCCGGCTGACTCAGTAACATCGGCGACGTCCATCGGCGATGTGAAAGCAAACATCCGTTGCCGGCAGGCGATGACAAAGGCCTGATCGAAAGGCACCTTCACCACCGCTGCCGGCTCCGGCTGCACGACAGGCACCGCAGGGCTGACCGTGACCGGCCAGATAACTGCCGGGATCTGGTCTTGGCCTCTCGCCACGGCCGCCGCCATGATGACACAAAAACAAACGATTCGATTCATATCGGAAACTCCCGAGGCATGAAAAAACCCGTCAGGGCACACCCCTGACGGGACTGGTCGGTCGAAGCTGCAAACACTACCGACCGGTTTTACGCTGTCGGCCCCTCCGGCTGGACGTCAACCGCTGACTCAGCCGCCGCTGGTGCTGCTTCGGCCGGTGGATTGTAAACCTTCGGTGCCACCGTGAAGGCCTGAGGCTGCTGGTTAATCTCACGGTTCATCAGGTCGACGTCGATGTACTGATCGACAACGAAGTCCTGAGGAACGGCCTCCGCGTTGTCATACTCGTCTTGCCGCACCGCCTGTGCGATCGCTGCCACTCGTCGCGGATGGGCCGCCAGAGTTTCGTCGAGCCAGCAGTCAGCAATCACCTTTGCCTGCTCACCAGTCAACGGAACGTCAGAAGAGCCCGCCACCCGGCGAGCCAGTTTGTTCCGCATGTTGCGTCGCTTGGTTGGTGATTCGCACACCGCGTGAATTGATTCGGAAAGGGTATCCGGATCCGGGTCGACGTTTCTGCGAGCGCAGGAGGTCACAAGGTTGAAGATCTGAGTGATCATCGTGGCGATCGCCGTGATGGTCACCGGGTCAAAGCCGAGCTTTGCCCCGGCCGCGTAGGCAATGCGTCGTGAATGTTCCTTGAACACCTGCATACGGTGAACTCGGTTTTTGGAATCTGTCATCAGTCACTCCTTCAGGTTTTGGGGCGTCGCCCCGGTGAAACGAGGGACGCTCCCTCGATGAAACTTGTAAGGCATGCTGCCTGCCTGGATGGAGAATTCTACTCGCCGTTGTCGGGGCTGATGCAGGTCGAGGACTCAATCCGATGCCAGGCAGGCAGCCGCTTCCCATTGTCTTTCTCAGCCCCCCGCGGCCTCAGTCTATGCCTGATCCACCTGCTGTTCAAACGGCTTCATCACATAGCCTGTTCCACGTGGGACTGCACCTTGTTTGCTATTCGCAAGGCGATTGGACTCAGCCCCTTCGTCCAATCCCGTTTTCCCGCCTGACTCATGATCTCTGCCTTTCATTCCAAACGAGAAGGGGGCCGGTCGCGGGAGACAACCCGAACGATCGACCGGCCCCACCACACACCGAGTGCCGTCAGGCTGAGGCTTCGTCGATACTGATCGGCATCGACACCGATGTGACCTCCGTCCCTTTGTCGATCATCTCTGTAGCCCGCTCCTTGCTGATCGGTCGCATGCTACCCGGCTCCACTCCGAGGGCCTTTCCGATCTTGCTGATGACATCGTTGATGACGCCCTGTGCTTTGGAACGCCGCTGCTCGTCTGCCTCCTTTACCTTCTGCAATTCAGGAGCCAAGGCCTCGACGGCCTGGTCGATGATCCCGCTGAACTGCCGGTCAAACCCCAGGTAACAGGCATCGATAGCAGTGTCGATCAGTGCACGGCCGGTCGCCGGGTTCGGTGTGCTCATGTTTTTTCCTTCTTCACCAATTGTCGTATGCCGCAGGACTGACGGTCTCAGAGACCACCTCTGAGAACCAAGTGCGAGGCCCGTCAAACGCGATATCGTTCTGACTGGTCGCTCCGTTGCGTTGCTTCGCTACATCAAAGGTTCGCAGCCCCTCGCCGTCGTCGTGATGCCCCAGAAGGATCACTACGTCAGCATCCTGCTCGATTGCCCCTGACTCACGAAGGTCCGACAACTTCGGTCGACCTTCACCCCGTTTCAACTGACTGCCCGCGACGACGGGGATGTTGCAATGCCTCGCCAAATCTTTCAAGCCCGAACTGATCATGCGGATCTCCTTTTCGCGGTTCTCCTGACCGGGCACCGATACCCGCTGGATGTAGTCCACAAAAACAGCATGCAGCCCCCGCTGCCTGATCGCCGTCCTGCAGGCTGAGTCGATCTGGTGAAAGTGATCGAGGTCGTCCCGTATGAACAACTGCAGTTCGCTCAGTCGCTCGACGGAGACCGCTCGCTTCAGCCGGCTGACCATCTCACGGCCTGACATCTCGATGGTGACCAGCATCGTGCGGTAGCCGGCCATCGCCATCTGCGCGGCCATCTGGCCCATCAAACTGGTCTTGCCGGTACCTGGCCGGCCGCCAATAACGAGCAGCTGCTTCGACCGCAGGCCGCCGCCGAGTTTCTGATCGAGGATCGGGAAGCCGGTGGGAACAATCACTGAGGCGATCGTCGGTGCAAGGAGCAGTTGCCCGATCGATTGCTCGCCTGACTCAGCCTCGCCCGTGATGTCATCGAGATCCTGCTTCAGTTCCCTGACAACATCATCCGGTGCCACCGTCATCCGTTCCATCTTCATGCCGAGCAGCCTCAGGCGATCAGCCCTGACGACGTCGCGAAGCCGCCTTGCATGATACTGCGCGTGCCCGGCCTCCCATGCGGCTGAGGCGATTCGCTGCAGGTAGTCCTTCGCCACATCGATGCCGGCATCGCTGACGGCATCCGCAAGCATCGCGTAGTCCACTCCGTCGATGCCCGTCGCCCGGAGCTTCATGATCACCTTCCAGATTCCCCGGAGGTCATCGTGAGCGAAGCAGCCGTCGTCGATGTACATCATCGCTGCCTCGAGGCCACCGCGGTCACACGCCGCGCACAACACCAGAAACTCCAGATCACGTCTGTCGCTCATGTTTCACCTGCTTTGATGATGCCGGGATGCTTCATCAGATGAACCCCGTTGTCGGCATAGATCCGAAAGTTTCTGAGCGGTTGCTCGATCAGCTGCTCCGTCATGACTGATTGCTCCGTCATGAAGAAAACCGTCTCCACTAACTGCAGCCCAACTGGCTCGACGACCTCGCCGGCAAGTGCTCGGTCGTAGGCCATCGGCCGAAAGCACCAAACGAGCATCTCTGCGAGATGCCGCATAGCCGGCATGATGTAGGGATTGGATCCTCGGTTACCGCTCGCGTCGGTGTGGCGAACGCCGTTCGTCGGTTCGAACGATGCCTCGAAGGGATGGATAAGGTCCGTGGAGGCGGCCGCTGATCGCAGCACTTCCAGCCGCCGCTCGTACTGCCGCTCGCTGCCGCCCGGCCCGAAGCCCCACCAAAAAAGGCAGATGCCGTACATGTGGTCGACGGTCGTCTCGTACAAACCACGCCTCAGTGTCAGCCTCTTGCCAGTGACCGCCCGCGGCCAGTAGCCGTATTTGAGCAGCAGGTCGAACTTCGCCTGCAGGACCATCCCTTCGCCGGAGATCGCGTAGGCATCACGCCACCGCTCGCAGTCGCTGTCTCCGGCGTCCTCCAGCATGTCAGCGTAGACCAGCCAGGTCTCGTGCGGATCCCCCGGCCGCGGCCGCCCGTCGAGGTCCGTCGCGATGAAGTCGGTTTGATTCGCCAGCACCCCGCCGCCGTGATCAAACTTGGCATAGGCAGTATCGCCATGCACCGACGTCAGGATGCCGCGTTTCTGCTCAGTGAAATGATCACTTCGCTTCCACGCCGCTTCTTCCGTGTAGACCCCTATCGGCTTCTCCGTCCCGTTCAGGAACTTCGGATAGATCACCCGGTCACCAACGTTCATCGCTTCGTTTCCTCGTCCAAGGCCTTGAAATACGCCACCGCTCGCTTCAGGTCATGACGGCCGCTGTCGGTCGTCAGGGCCGCCAGGAATTCTTCTTTGCCGTGGAAGCCCTCAGCCTCCCCCACTCGCTTCAGCAGCCGGCGAGTGCGATCGTCGAGCCCGGTCCAGCCTTCGCTGTCAGCCCGCAGCCTCAGCCGATGCCAGGAGGCGAGTCGCTCCATCGGGAGGTCACACTCGTGCTTCGGATCCGGGATCTTGTCCTTCCGCATCCTGATCGCCCAATCAACGGCCGTCTTCAGTTTGCAGCCGATACGGGCCGCCCTGACCAGATCCGGCTCGAGGCAGAAGGGATCCCAGTTCGGCCCGAGGCTGCTTCGCCGGTACCGAGCCCAATCCAGCAATTCCAGTTGGAACTCAGCCAGGCAGGCAGGCACCGGGTTTTCACCCATCAACTCCGCCCACTCGGCCGCGGCCGCGGTCAGCAGGGGGAAAGGTGGCGTTTCGCTTCGCGTCGTCGCATTAGCGGCCGTCTGGGGCGTTTCGGTGTTTGGTTCGTTCATTCGGTCGCCTTCCGGCTTCTCAGGCGGCCTGTGGGCCGCTTTGGGGGTTTGAGGCGGCAGCCGGCCCGGTGCCTGCTGCTCAAAGGACTGCGTTTCCTGATCCAGCGCTGCAGGGCCGGTGTGGCCCGTAGGCCGGTGGGGGACGGCCTTTGGGGGCCGCCCTCCGGCCTCGGGCCTCCGGCCCGAGGTATCTGTTCTAGGGCATAGGGTAGAATGGGCCGCAACAGAGCGGTCAAACCGGCCCGGTTTAGCCGCACCAGTGCGGTCAAAATCCCGCTCGGGATCTTCCCGCTGAATCACCCAATAGCGGCCGGGGAGTCGGGGAGCATCTGGGGGGATGTAGGCAAGCCAGCCGCCGTCAATCAGCCGCTGACGAACCCTTGCGACCGTATCGGTCGAGCAGCCGATGATTCCGGCAAGCTGCCGGAGCCAGAAGGTCACCGGGCCGCGGTAGTACGCCGCGTCCTCAGTCGTGACGACGTGATGCAGGAAAACCCGCTCCGCAGCCGTCAGCCCTTCTGGCGGAAGCCCCCGCATGTATTCCAGGGCAAAGATGCCCTTCGTCGAAGCCCTCGAGGCCGGATACTCGGCCCGAGTCAGTTCTGCCGTCGCCTGCGTCATAGGCGATCTCCAAAAAAGAAGGCCCGTCAGCGCTGACACTACGCTGACGAGCCTTGATCCCTGGGAGGGACTGATTCAGATGATAGCGGCCGTTGCGTGTCATTCAACCAGGCCGGCCGGGGAATGTGCCGATCCGTATCGGAAAACGCAAGTCAGATTCCGGACTGCTGTTTGTTGCGTCGCATCGCCTCGCCATGATCCAACGGATCCACAACCGGTTCATCAGGGGAAAAAAGCCCGCTGCCGACCGATGCCGGCTGCTGAGGCGGCTCCGGAAAAACGCTGTCAAGAAACCACGTCAGCACGATCCCGATCAGCCCCGCAAGCAACCAACGACCATCACTTCTGTCCATCGCTCACTCCGTCAAAATGAAACAAAAAAACGGGAGCCGCGGTCACTACTCCGCAGCCCCCGCTCGGTGCGGCTGACAACGAGCCAGCCGCCGCCCTCATCAGGACTGAGGCTCCCCGAAGGTCACCCCGAAGTCCGCGTCGATCATCGGAGGCTCACTCATGCCGATGACCGCTGACAACCCAATGGCGACCGCAATCACGGCCGCAATGATCAGGACCTCTTTCATTTATCGTCTCCGAGACCGAGGATATGGTCATTACACACAGGTGTAAGCGGTGGGTACTCTGTTTCGCTTGCTTTCAGAACGAAGCCAGTCGGCTCCATCACACGAAAGAAGATCAGTTGCGTCCAGTGCTTTTTTCGTGTCTTGCCACAGTGAGCACACTTCACTGGCTTGTCGAATATCAAGAAGCGAGTCACGGCATGCGTAAACTTGTCAAACAACGCATTTGGAGCAGGCTCACAAACAGAAACGCCGAATACTTTTGCTTTCTTTGGGGCCTTCTTCATCGGTTCTCCTCCAGAACCCTTTGCCAGGCCTTGAACGCCGCTGACTTTCGAACCATCTGCTCGATCGCCACTCCGGCCGCCCAACCGTCACGGGTCAGGAATTCCAAAACCGCAGGGGTCAGGTAGACATCCTTCTGGATCTTCCGGCCGTGTTCGCCGGCCTTTCGCCCGGCTCCCTCACGCCGGCCGCCTACGCTCGGCCGCACCGGCTCCGCTTCCTTCTTCTTCGCCATCTCATTCGTCTCCAAAGTGATCATTGCAGCACCCCGTCAAAAGCCCCGAGAAACACCAGCCTCCCGACAACATAGACTTCGTCCGGAATGATTGCAAGGGGTTAATCAAAATCCATCAGTTTGCGTGGTTCGCCCGCTTCAGGTCCTCAGCCCGCCAGTTGCCCACCTGACTCAGCAGATCAGCGTCGTGGGCCTCCAGGCCGCCTCCGTGCCCGGAGATCACCTTGGCAACCGCTGCCACAGTCGGAGCCCGCCAGATCAGCCGGGCCGCCACCACAACCCCGCATTCGCCTCGGGCCTCGAGAATTCGATCCAGCCGCCTGACCAGCAAATCCCGCTTCGCCAAGTGCGAGTCACCGTCCCCGGCCGCCGCGGCCGGCTCCGTCTCCGATACGGTATCGGAAACGTCGGCTGCCGGCGTCGCAATCTCCGCATCGATGATGCCGTCATCCACCTGCTGCACCGGGATGCTGGTCACGTCCACCGAGCCCCCGTCATCGTCATCGGTCTCGACCGCGTCGTTGACGTGGAACCAGAGCTTTCTGAGGATCCTCGCCTCAGCCTTGCCCTTCAGTTGGGACAGGGCCTCACTGAGATCCCGGCCGTAGGCCGTCGCCTCGATGCGGGTATCCATATCCCTGTCGAAGCCGGCCTTGGTCTCCTGGCGATGACCGTCCCGCATGCACGTCGCCGTCGCCTTGAAGAGGGCCGTGAACTTCCGAAAGCCCTTCGCGTTCGGCTGACCGGCCGCCACGTCCTCAGGAGCCCCAACGTTTGGGACGATCTGGGTGCAGCCGGCTTTCTTCAGCTTCACCGTCCACCCGTTTTTCGCCAGGTAGAACCGGCCGCTGATGACATTGAACTGGTTGCCCACAATGCTCACGTCGTTCAGGAAGGCCTCGATCACGGCCGTCCGGATCACCTCGTCAGGATAGTCGTCTCGATCGACCTGGAAGCCCATCGACGTGCCACTCAGTTGCCTGATCGCTGCCACGCAGGCCGGAGTCAGGGCCTCACGATACGCGCTGATCGCGTAGGCCATGACCACCGGCCGCATCAGTTCCTCAGCCGAGGCCAGTTCGCCGGCCATCTCTTTCACCCGCCCCATGAGCAGTCCGAAGTCAGCCTTCGCCTGCTCCTTCAACATCCCGTTCGCCATCTGAGTCAGCCTCTCTCGCTATCCGCAACAACTCCAGTCGATCGACGTCGAACCACTCGACGTCACGCGCTTCTCTTTCGGCCGCCTGTTCCGCAATCCAACGCCGGGCCTTCTCGGCAAGAGGATTGGTCCGCTGCTGCCCCTCCGTAAACGCGTTTGCTTCGACGTTCGCCTCGAGGGCATATGCCTGCAGGTCACCGTTCGTGCAGTGCCACCCCCGCGGCGTTCGTTCGGTCAGCAGGCCGGCGTCGCTCAGCGCAGCACCGGCATGCTTCCACCACCATCCGAAGGCCGTCGTCATGATGCCGGAGCCCGTGTTCCGAGGTATTCGTAACGGATCCCGAGCAGCCGGCAGCCGGTCAGGTTCAGCAGGTGATCGCCGAACTCCTTGTACCCGGCCGCCTCGATCGGGTTTGTTGGCTCACCGTTCTGCACGATGATCGTTCGCTCCTCAGCCACGGCCGTCGTCCGAAAGATCCGGTCGAAGAGGTCCGTCACCGCGTCCGCATGGATCTGATGAACCAGCGTGATCTTGTGGACGTGAATCACCGGAGGCTTTTCGACGGCCGGCTGACCGCTTTCCTCCGTCGATGGGTTTTGAACGTTCTCCGTCATACTTCTGCCCTTTCTTCTTCAGCTTATCACAAACCCGACAAAGCACCTGCAGGCCGGCGACTTCACAGAGGAGTCGCCTGACGAAGCCCGGCAGGTCGTCATAACAATTGAGGCTGCCGCATTCCTCGATGTGGTCGACGGTCAGCAGGCTCTTCTGCTCATCGTCACGTTCGTGGAACCACTGCCGGCAGCCGGCACATTGATACTCAAACTTCTTCTTGCCTGAGGCCCCGGTGTTCAAGGCCGCCCTTCGACAACGTTTCTTGGCCTCGTGGATCGGAGGCCAACGCCGGCTCGCCTGCCTTAGTGCCTGCCGGATGAATTGCCAGAACTGTGCCTCAGTCCATTTTTCTCCAGCACGCGTTCGAGCGACCGTCGACTTCCGCTTTGGAGCGCTAGTGCGGCCTCTCTTGCCAGTACTTCGTCTCGCCATATCTGCACCCCTTCACGGTCAGCGTCGATCGCCCATGCCACCTGACGGCCGCGCACGCCGTCGATCCAAACCTTGCAGTCGTGACGGCCGCCGTTCAGCGTGATGCCGTCGCCACCCGGTACCAGATACCAGTCGCCGTTTGCCTGTGCCGGTGTCTGGCTGACCGCCTCCACCTTCTCACTGATCACTCTGGCGATGACCATCTTCCGGTTCACCGTCAGGCCGCCCACAGTCATGACCTGTGCCATCTTCCGGCTGCCGTCGTCCTGCAGGAAACCCACCCAGAAACTTTCGCCGTGATATCGCTGAAGACGCAATGCCATCGGTCGCTCTCCTTTCCTGATCCCATAGCCGGCTGAGTTCTACCCACTCGGCTATAGAAAGGCCTCGTTCTTCCACCTCCGTCACCGTGACAAGGTGGTTCATCAGTTGCCGAAAACCGCTCGGCCGCAGCGTCTTCCTCGACGTGATTGTCAGTTGATCGAACCAGTCGTCCTCCGTCATTCCCACGCCTCCTTTTTGGCCCGGTCGTATTCCGCGAAGATCTTGAGCAGCTTCTCCAGCAGGGCCTCAGCCTCCCGATAATGTACCGGCCCCATGTCGCGCGGCATGAAGGAACCCCACCATGCCGTCCTCGCTAGTGAAGGCTCGGAGTAGCGGAGGCATGCCTCAGCCGTGACCCAAACCTGCCACGGCTGCAGGACCTGACTGACCGCCCGGCTCGTCGGATCGATGATGTCGACCAAGTCCCGGTACCGGCCGTCCTCTGACCCGGTTCGTGCCACGCGAATCAACGCGACGTTGCGGCCGAGGATTTTGATCCACGGCCGCGTGAAGGTCATCTCGAACACCGTTGTGATGTAGATCCCCGTCGTCGCTGCTGGCATCACTCAGCCTCGCCCATGATCTCGGCCGCTTGCTACTCGACTGGCGAGTCCGGTGGCTGCTCCGGTGTTTCGATAACTGACACTGCCATTGACCAATAGCAGGCAGCGTTTTTGTGGCTGTCAAGGTAGTGCTTGACCGCTGCTGGAATGCGATCGTCTGGCACATCGACAATGTGTGTTGTTGTCGTTACTTGACCGCCCGTGTGAACAAAATGGCCAGCGTCTGAGATGGTAAATGCGAGCTTCATTTATCCCACCTCCAGCGTTTCCGCCACTGAATGTTTCCAACAATCACGAAACCGGTCGCCAAAGATCGCCCGCTTCTCGGCGTCGAGCAACCTGACGAAAGCATGGCAGCAGGCGAGTTCGTCGGTCCCCGAAGCGTAGTGGCTCCGATCCTCAGTTCGCTGATCCGGCAGCCCCTTGGCCGTCAGTTTGCGTGTTCTCAGCCGCCCGTCCCATGACTCGGTGTGTTCGTGTTCCGGTGCCTCAGCAAACTCATCGTCCCAAACCGTATGCTTCACCGTGATCCCGTGGAGTTCAAAGGCTCCGCGAAAAACAAACGGCTTCAGCTTGATGCCCAAGGTTGTGCTAGTTTCTTTGACGTTCAGCGTGTGCATGTTTATCTCCTGACCGCCCCGGTCGTAGTCGCGTGTGTATTCCAGGAAGATCCCTTTGCGGCCGTCGCAGGTCATTCGGTCACCGGTCTTCATGGTCATCGTTTCTCTCCTGAGAAGGCCCCGTCACTCAGCCCCGTGCGTCGTGACGGTCGAAGGGTACCATCCCCCCGCGTGATTCGCAAGGGGTTTATCATGCTATTTCAGAAGGTGATCGGCAGGCCGGCCTTCTTCATGATCACGGCCAAGGCTACTGAGTATCGCAGGGGGCAGCCAGGAGCCAGGTGGCGTTCCATCGTCTCTCCTGAGTGAGTTGTTTGCCCCGCGTGATGGTGTAACAATAACATCCTTCGGCTGATTCGCAAGGGGGCAATCAGCAAATCCGAAAAGATTCCAGAAAGAAAAGCCGGCCGGGTTTCCCCGGCCGGCCGCCTGATTCCCCAGGGGGGCCGGCCCCTCGTTCATTCATCCTGCCGGCTCCCCCTGCCTTCCGCGGCCATCCCGGCCGCTTCCGGTCTCAGCTTTTCACGTCGATGAAAACCACCTCGGTCAGGTGCGTCGCGTTTGCGGCCGCGATCAGTTCCTTCGCCTTCGCGGCCGCCGCCTTCCTCGCTGAGGCCAGGGTGCCCGAAGGGGCGAACCAGCAATCGGCGACCGTCGTCACGCTGCCGGCCGGTGTCATCGCCTCGAAGGAGAAGGCCCAAACCCCGAAGCCCCGTGGGGCCTTGCCGTGAGAGGCCCGGTATTCTACGTCTGTGTGTTGTACTCGCATCGCGTTCTCTCCTGAGAAGGGGTTTCTGAGGCCGTGGGGGGCCGGTCACCGTGACCGGCCCCCGCGGCCGGCGTTCTAGAGGACCTTTCCGAGGCGGGCCTTGTCGAGCGTCGTCTCAGCCTGTGACGCCCAAAGGTGGGCCTCAATCAGTACGCCGCCTTCAGCCGGTGCGTTTTCCTCGAGGGCCTCAGCCAGGGCGATCAGCCCGTCGACCGCCTTGTAGTACGCGTCGCGGATCTGCTGGAAGGCCTCAGGTGTCAGGCCGCTGAGGGCCGCCCGAATCTTCGCGTCGTAGGCCGCCTGTTCCGGTGTGGTGTTGTTCTTCTTGGTCATCGTTCTCTCCTGAGAAGGTTTGTCATCACTCAGCCCCGTGCGTCGTGATGGTGTAACAGTAACATCCTTCGGCTGATTCGCAAGGGGGGAATCAGCGAATCCGAAGAGAATTCGGAAAAGAAAAAAACGGCCGGCTCCGGGGGAAGCCGGCCGCCTCGGGGAGGAGGGCGGCCGGCCCGGTGACGTCCCGGCCCGGCCCCTCCCTTTTCACTACCGGCCTGCGGCCAGGCGGTTCTCGAACTCGGCGATCGCCGTTGCCAGGAGGGCCGCCTCAGGCTGCTCGAGCATCAGCAGGCTGCTGTCCGTGATCAGCCGGGCGAACTCCGGTTCGCCGGCGACCGCGAACACCGCGGCCGCGATCGCTGCCCGGTCGAGGAGGGTGAACTCAGGGGCCTCCAGCCGCACCGAGGTCATATCCGAGAAAAGGGGCCGTGACCAGATCTCAAAGGTCACCGAGGTCCTCGGGCCGTCAGGCCACTCCCGTGTCAGCGTCGAGGCCTGCACCTTCGTCACCACCCGGTGCCGCGCTACGAAGCCGGGATCTACTTCGACCTGCTTGGTGGTGATCACCCGCGTCTCGGTCGTTTTTGTCAGGTTCAGTTTCTTCACGTCGTTCTCTCCTGAGGAAAGGTTTGAGGAAGGGGGGCCGGTCACCGTGACCGGCCGCCCCGGTCATTCACTAGATCTCGCTGTACTCGTCAGCCTGACCGCTGACTCCGAAGAGGCCGTTCATGATCTTCTTGAGGGCCGCCAGGTGCTCACGCGTCGTGGTTGGGAGTTCCCCGTCGCAATCCGGTGCTGGCAGGCTGCTGGCCCATTCCGTCAGGTTCTCCAAGGCTCCCTGGATCTCCATCACGGTGTGTACGTACTCGCGTGTTTCTTTCGCCGTCATCATCTTTTCTCTCCTGAGAAGGTTCGTCATCACTCAGCCCCGTGCGTCGTGATGGTGTAACAGTAACATGGTTCGGCTGATTCTCAAGGGGGCAATCAGCAAATCCGGAGAGAATTCGGAAAAGAAAAAACGGCCGGCCGCTGATCAGCCGGCCGGCAGTTTGCGTCGGATCCGCATCACGGCCGCTGCGACCTCGGCATCGGTCTTACCGAAAAGATCGGCGACGAGGCCGACCGTGACGTAGCCGGCGACGTCCTCTTCTGAGTCATCGTTCCCGGCGTTGTCGTTGTGAGCGATCCACGCGATCGCTTCCCGGTAGCTTGCCCTTTTCATGATCATCGCCTTTCGTCATCAGGAAGGAAGGCCAGGCGGCCGCGTCGGCCCCCTGGTTGCCCCGTGGGGCCGTTAGTTGTGGCTGTCATACTTCGCGGCCATCTTCGTCAGGATCTTCTTGGTGGCCTTCACGGTGACCTCGTTCTCGATCATCCCGTAGACCTTCTTCGCGTGCCCCTTGGTCCAGCCGAGGCGGTAGTACAGGCGGTTCAGTTCGATCTCGCCTGGTCCGGCTGAGTCACGGTGCCAGGGGCCTTTCTTGCCAGGCTTCACTTCGTAATTCCAGGAGGCTGATCGGCCGCCTTCCAGGGCGATCTGTACCAGACCGAGGACCATCCTGATGTGCCCGACCACCTTCTCCTTGTTCAGGGTACCGGCGAAGGCTCGGAACTCGATCCGGTTGGCCCCTCGAGCCAGGTGCGTCAGGTTCAGAAGGTGGTATCGGTCAGCCTTCGCTCGGGCCTCAGCCTGTGTCGCGTTTCCGTATACCTTCACCGGCCGGCAATAGTTGCCCTGTTCGCGTCGGCTAGTTCCGGTGCTGGCGTAGATCGCCTTCTCATGGTTGGCGACCAGGTTGATCAGGCGAGCCAGGGCTGCGGCGTCGCCGTTCCAAGTCACCGTGATGTGCAATCCGCAGGTTTCGTTGACCCGAGCCCCTCGTTCGTTCAGGCGGTCGAGGGCCGTGCATACTTCGGCCAGGCCTGCTTCGCCGGTCAGTTTCGGGCTGACGAACTCCGCTCCCTTGCGGCCGTGTACGCGCGGCTGGATGCTGCCGTCGCGTTCTACCCTCCAGCCCTGAGGCAGCCAGTCAACCTGCGTCCCGTGATGGTATGGTCCGATCGGTGTGGTATCGGTTGCTGACAGGGTGGTTTCGAATTCGCAGCCGAAGGTGATCTGGTTTGCGTTGATGATCATGGCCGGCTCTCCTGAGTCTCGGTTGTTTTGGTTTCGCGTTCAGCCCCGTGCGTCCCGCGTCATGTCCCAACAGTAACATGGTTCGGCTGATTCCCAAGGGGCGAATCAGAGATTCCGTCGAGAATATCAAAAATCGACGGAAGCCGCGTTCTCGCCCATCGGCACCTCGACGGCCCGTTCCCGGAACGTCGCCCTCGCCGGCCGGCCGGCTTCGCGTTCATAGGGCATTGCCGGCCGCCAGCCGAACAAGGCGAGGGTGATCCGGTCACCGGCCGTTGCGGCCGTTCGGTTGACCCAATGCCATTCCTCAGCCGTGTCGAACACAACGGCCGTGTTCGCCTCGGGAGGAACAACAAGGCCTGATTGCTCGAGGCAGAGTTCTCCGCCCGGCTCCGGGCCTTCCAGGCGGTTCAGGAAGAGCACCGCGGAGGTCGTTCTCACCCACGGCCGGATCGGGTGCATTGCCGCGTCGAGATGCCGGCTGAGGAACCCACCGGCCGGCAGAACGTGGATCCCTGCTCCGTGAAGGTCGAGGTCCCAGAATGACCCGGCCGGCAGCAGCCGCTCGAGGCGGTCAGCCATCTGGTGGATCGCCCGCATGACTCCGGCCGGGATCCGCCCGGCGTCGACCGTCGCATACTTGTCAGCCGTCGCTCCCTGGTACCGATGCCAATGCGGCCACGTCAGTTCCGGGACGGTTGCCCGAGCCCCGACGAGGCAATGACAGTCAATCGCGTTCCTGATCACGTCCGGTTGCATAGCGTTCCCCTGTAATAGACATCCTGCCCGTCTCTCACCGTGACCGCGTATCCCCGCAGCCCGGCCGCGAAGGCTACTCCAACGAGGGCCTCCGCGGAAACGTTTTGATAGTACTCGCCCGGCCGCACCTCGCCACCATCGAAGGCTGAGTGAGGCGGCCGGTGAGCACCGGCGACCGTGATGATCATCTCCCCACCGACCTTCAGCCAGCCGGCCGCCCGGCGAATGATGGCAGCCCACTGCGCGGCATGCTCAAACACCTCGCAGCAAATCACGAGGTCAGCCGGCTCGACGGGATCGTATTCGATCGCATCAACGACGAGGTCGACGTCAGGCCCGTCCTCGCAGTCGATGCCGAACCAGTCCGCGTTTGGATAGAGCACCCTCACGGTGCCGTTGACGTTGCGGCTCCCGATCTCAATCACGCTGATCGGCTGATCGGTCGCCTGCTCGCGGATCCACTCGAACGCCTCGGTATGCATTGCTCTGCCTTTCCATTTTTCGTTGCCAGGTCACCCACGCCGGCCGCACCGTGCCGTCGAAGTACTCCGCATCGTACAGTCGCCGATTATCGTTCAAAAACAGGCACCGCGTCTCACGGGGATCGCATAGCTTTCCCGGCCATGACTCAGTGCCCGCAAACCAGTTGTCGACGGCCCACCATTCTCGCTTCGCGATCTCAGCCGCCCGCCACCAGTAAAACGTCCCGCTGTACGCCCAATCCTTCCACTTGCCCAACAGGCCGAACTCACGAAATGATCCGGTGAAGAGGGCATGGCGAAGGTGCTGCTCGACGAGAGGCCAATAGTCCAAACAACTCCGGTACATCAACTCCGTCCAGTCCCGCGTGAACGAACCGTCCTCGTACTGAGTTCCTTTCGCATGAGCGCTGAAGACGACCAACCCCGAATTCCTCGAGGGCATCCCGATCGCCTCGAGCATTGGGCGAAACGTGACGACTTCCCGGAGCTTCGGATTGTTCCGCACGACGATAACCTTGTCGAAGGTCAGGCCGCCCGCGGCCGCCTGACGAACGACTTCATCGGCCGAGTGAGTCGTCTCGTCGATCGCCACGCCGAGCACCTTCGGGCCGTTGAACAGCCCGGCTCGCCGGCTCAGTTGTTCCACGTTCCACCGCCAGCAGTCGCTCCGCATGGTTGGCCAGACGTGAAAGGTCAGTGCTCTGGTTGGTGACTCAAACGGGCCGAGGTAAAGATGGGGACCGTCAGCCTCGGATCGCCATCCGGTGTATGGTTTGCGTTTGCCGGACTTCCGCTGCCGCTTATCCGCAGCCCTTGCACGCAGAGGCAGCTTTTTTTTTTCGGGTGGCCTCGCCGGCTCCGCTCCCAACTCGACGGCCCGGTCAAACCAGTCTTGTACGATCGCTCGCGTCATGCCGCCGCCGAGCAGCTTATCGAGCCACACGCCGGCCGCCTGCAGCCCGGTAGCCTGATTGCCCTTCGAGACGATGGCCTCGACGATCGAATCCTTTAGAGGCCTTGCCTCGTCCTGAGTCAGCCGGTCGAGTTCCTCCATCCGAGCCCGACACTCAGCGCACTTGATCTCCGAGCCCGTCTCCGTCGCGATGATTTCCGCCAGCCGCGTTCCGATCGACGACTTCACAATGCGAGCCTCACTGCAGAACGGCTCCGGATCGAGCACCGGATGCTCTGGTGGCACCGCTCCGCAGCCGCCCTGCTCCCAGCAGATCCAGAGGTCACGGCCGCAGTTCCTGATCGGAGCGATGCCCTGACATCGCTTGTGGAGTTCCGGCCCTTTGATCATCTGGTGCCGTTCGCAGAAACCGTGAAGAGGGCATGAGCAATGCGGATTCATTCAAACACCGTGATTGTGATCGCCACCGAGGTATCCAAAGAACCAACTCCGCAGCAGCCGATACCACCGGCAAAGAAGCCGCTGAAGACGATGTAAACCGGATCGCACGTCACCGAGGTCGCGTCGCCCGAAAAGCTGCAGGCACCCGGCCCCGCCGTGGTCTGGATGTGCCACGTCGTTCCGCTGCAGGAGAGGCTGAGGCCGAAAGGCTGATCGCACATCTCGGCCGTGCCATCCCAGATCGATCCGGCTTCGTTCGAGAACAACGGGACCGTGAAGGTCGTAACGCATGAAGGGCAGGCGACCGTGACCTCCGCGAAAAGTGTTCGTGGGACAGGTCGATCGCAGCAGGCCGTTGAAACGGATCCGCATTGCCCGCCGCACCACGCGCAGTCGATCGACACATACCAGTTCGTTCCTCCGGTATCGGTGAACTGCCAATAGTGAAAGACGGTCGGGCAGTTGGTTGGATCACTCAGGTCGGCCTTCGTCAGCGTCGTCGTTGATTCGACCGGTGCGACCAACTCGATCTTACAGCACCGCGTTGTCTTCAGCCGGATCATGTCAGAGTGAAGGGAGGCCGCAGAGGTTGCTGAGATCCTGACCCTCACGATCCCGAGGTTCGCCCCGGTGCCAACGTGATCAGAGTTCAGTGTGAATCGCTGGATCTTCAACGCGTCATCCGCGGCCGCCTGCCCAGCCTGACTCCCAAGGGCCTCCCATCCGCTGCTACTCCAGTTCCAGACGTCAAAGAGGGCCGTCCCGGTCGCGTTGTGAAGGTAACCGATCCACGTCAGCCTGAGGGGCAGTCGATCGTCGATGTCCCACTCGTAGGTCGCGGAGATGCTGCCGGCCGCCGCGTTGATCTGATGCAGTTCCGCGTCATCAGCAAAGGAAAGGATCGCCGGCAGGTTGCAGGGTGCGTAGGCAACCTCGGTGCCGGTCGTCACCGTGCACGTCGCCGGTGCCGCCCAATCGCCTCCGGGAAGAATCACGCCCCAGGAGCCCACCGTCCACTCAGCCGTTCGCTCGACAGCCGTCCGGGATCCGCTGCAGTTGCTGATCGTCGTTTCCGTAATCACCGCACAAACCACGTCGTTGCTTCCGACGATCGTGACGGTGCCATCGGCCGCCTGACTCAGCACCGAGAGGCAGAGGCATTTGCAGACGCAGCCGCACCCACCGCAGTTGATGTTCGTTGCGATGTCGAGCCCCTCCGGAGGGCTGAGGCTCATCTCGCGGCCGTCGTAGAGATCCCACGTGCCGCCGAAGTTCACGCAGGCCTCCGTCCGCATGCCCACCTGACAGTCGTATGCTGACTGGTCAGCGTGATCGATCAGCCGCTCACCGGTATCGCCGGTCTCCTCAATCTCCCAGACAATCCAGCACTCCTCGTAACGCACCTCGAGGCGAACGATGATGGTGTAGGTTTCGCCCTGGAAGAGCAGGTTTCCGCGGAACTGGATCGGAGCCCCCGGATACGGATTGCCGCTGCCGTCCGTCGACGTGCAGTCGCGTTCGATCAGCGAATACCCGGCCTCGTAACCGTCAGTGATCGAGAAGCAGAGAAACCGAGGGATGCACCGGCAGCAGTATGCCTGCACCTCGATCACGTCAGCCGTCGTTGAAGCCCGAGGATCGGTTGGTGGCGACCAGCAGCCGCCACAACAACACTTCCCCTGCCCCGCTCCCTTCCCCGCCATGTTTCACCCTCAATCGCAAGACGCATTCGCGCAGCAAAGCCCGATAACCTTCCAGTATCGTTCAGGGGCCGCCCCACCGTAGCCGGCGAAGTGCAGGGCCTCGGCCTCGTCGTCAGTGTAGACCAGCACCGCATGCCCCTTTCGATCCGTCAGGTCTACGTTCGGTTCGTTCAAATAGCAACCGTCCGTGTCATACACGTCGACGACCGTGTCACCGAGGTCGCTGCCGTAGACTTCACCGAGGAAGGACCGTTGCCGGATTTGCACGTAGGCTGAGAAGTTCGTCGGATCGCTGCTGATGATCTGAAACGCGATGATGTTCCCGCCGCCGCCACTCGCTTCCTCAGCCCCCTGCCATCGCCCTCGGTGCGGGCGAGCGTTGACCAGCCGCCGAGCATCCTCCCGAATCAGCTTTCGCACCTGATCGGTAGCCGTGTCCGATAGAGCATTCCCCTTCGCCATCGTCTTCCCCTCTGATCACGTCAACGGCAGGACCGTGAAGTCCTTGAGTTTGTATACGTTCGCCGGAATGAACACCGCGTTCAACGGCGATGGGTTCGCGAGTTCGCCTCCGGATCCGTTGAGAGGCACCGGGCTGCTCGGCCGCTCGTTGTCGCCAGGGTTCCGAATGTTCTCGAGGTCGCCACCGTAGCCGATCTTCCGGAAGCCCTGATCGAGAGGCGAGAGGTCCCAACCGTCCTCGTCGATGCACAACGTCAGCGTGAGGCTCCGGAACGTCGTGCCGTTCCGATAGTTGTTTCCGCCCACGCGCACCGCCTGCACCTTCGCGGTCTCGGCCGCCACCGTCAGCCCATCGACTGTGAAGCCGGCAATGTTGATGGCATCTTTGTAACTGAGGATCCACGCCGGGACGGAAGCCAGGTTCTTCTGGATCGTGACAATACGCCGGCTGTCGTCCATCATGACCGGTGGATCGAAGAAGTCGCCGGCTGAGTTCAGGATGGCCTTGCCGTCGCGATCGAAGACCGCAGGCTTCTGGAACTGCTCTGAGTCCCACTCGATCACAGCCGCATCGAGTGTCGGATCCTGATCGAGCACCCACTCAGTTGACCATGAGACGGTCACTTCCCATCCCACGTAGCCGGCGACCTGCTTCACGTCGATGTCGTAGCAGTAGGCCCCGGTGTCAACGTCATGCACCTCGCCGATGTACGGCAGGCTCGGGTGTGACCCAACGTCGTATTCGTTCTCGCTGATGTCAGTCGAGGAAAGGATGTAGACCCGCGAATACGTCCGCTGCCCCTTCGAGTTCCGGCCGCCACGCGTCGCCGGTTTGATTCCATGCAGAGTGATGGTCACGATTGCTCCTTCGGTTCAACGACAACCACGGTGCCCGGAGGCTGTGCCCGGATGACTTCCACCGCCAGCCCTGCGTTCAGCAAGGCCTTTGCCTGCTCACCGTAGAACAGGGTGTTGATTGGATACACCGCCCACACCTGATCACGGCCTTCGGTGTTCTGACGGACCTCGCGATACTTGCAGGCCTTCCGTTCTTCCTCAGTCAGCCGTTCCTCGAGGCGGTACACGCGCTTGATCGCTCGCGCGACGAGCACCCCGTCATGAATTACAACCTCGTTCGTCATGGCAGAAAGTCCTGAATCAGCCCGATACCCCCGGCCTTCACTTCTGACACCAGTTCTCCGAGGGGTCCGAGAAGGGCCGCGGTCTGCTTCTCGGTAGCCGCCACAACGGGATCTTTGCCCCGCATCGATGCTTTGACCAGTGACGAGTAGGCTTCCTGGGATCCGCGTCGCATCGCCCCGGCCGACTGCCCGTCTTCAAACTTCTGCTTGCTGCCACCGAACCATCGATCAAACACGCCGGCCCACGCTCCCGCCTGCGTTGCGAGCCCGGTGCCCTTGTTCAGGGCCGCCTGCGTCATCGCGGCCAATGGTCCCTGCAGGTTCTCACCGATGCCTGAGAACAGCCCTGTGAGGCCGTTGCCGCCCTTCAGCTTGCCGGCCATCTTTGGATCGACCAGTGTTGATGGGGCCGGAATGACTCCGGCAATGCCAGGGACGCCGGCGAAGGTTCCAGTTGCCTCACCGCCGCCGCCGAGTTCTCCGAACAATGCTCCCAGCCGGCGATTGGCCTTGTCGAACTGATCACCGCCAACTGTCGTCGTTGCCTTTGCTCCGATCCGTCCTGGAGTCTGTTCGAAGAACGGATCGATCGCTGCCCGCATGGTTTCGCCGAGAGCCTTCATGATCGGGGTGCCCGCCTCAAGCATGTACGCGAAGACATCATCGATCCTGTATTTGATGGCCGCCACCGCCCACTCGTAGATCCCGGCAAGCAGCCGTTTGAGGAAGGCCATCTTGTCCCCGAGCTTCGAGAAGTTGTCGAGGAAGGTCGACGACACCGAAAGAATGTTTTTGATGTACGGACTGATCGCGTCGCCGATCTGAACGCCGATCGCCTCGAGCGTATCGAGGAAGGTTGACCAGAGGCCGTTCAGCGTCGACGACTGTTCGACCATCATGTTCGCGAACTTCGATTGCGCGAGTTCATCGAGTGCGACCTGCAGTTCGTAGAACCCCACCTTCCCCTGCTCGACGGCCTTGTTCACGTCACCGAACTGCCTCGCCAGTGAATCACGGATGTTGATTCCGCGGCCGCTGAACTGGTTGACGTCCTGCATGTACAGACGGCCCTGGACACGAGCCTTTCCATACAACTCAGCCAACTCACCGATGGGAGTTCCGGTGCCCGATGCGATGTCACCGAGTACTCTCAACTCGTCGATGACCCGCTCCTGAGAACCACCGAAGGCGAGCAGCTGTCTCGCCGCGTCGCCGATCTCCATTTTCCCATACGGAGTCGAGGCCGCGAACTTCTCGATCTTCTTCATCATGACGAGCGCGTTCTCGGCTGATCCCGTCAGGACCTTAAACTGCGTCCGCATGGTTTCGGCATCAGCCGATAACTTCAGGAGCCCCACTCCGGCCGCGGCTCCGAGAGTGCCGATCAGCAGCAGGTTTCGGGTGATAGCCTGAACGCCGGCCTTCACCACACCTACCGTTGCCTGCATCATGCTCTGCACTCGACCGAGGCCTTTTTCAAGGCCGCTGGTCGAGGCAGTCACACGAACGACGAGGTCACCAATGAACGAAGCCATCGATCGCCCTTTGCATGCTCACGCCGGCCGAGGCCAGCATGGTCTTGAGTTGTGCACCTGTGATCGGCTTCTCCGATTCCGCCGCGTCGATCGGCATCCACGGTTGCCCCAGAGGGAGGCACCCACGCATGACCATCTCCGGACGAACCGAGTTATCCTCAGTCGAAACGAATACACCCACAATGCTTGCCACCAGCGAAACCAGCCCCGACATCCCTATGGGGCTGACCCGGTGCTTTGCCAGCCAGAAGTTGATCTGATCTTGCGACATCGAGTCGAGCAGCATCTCGGGATCGATGATCCCCCACCGCTCACACAACTCCGCCGCGATCAGGAGTTCTGGCCGGCTCCTGAGTTTTTTTCGAACTGCTCCGCTGTCATGCCGGAGTTCACTCTGTCAGCCGCTTCGTAAAGACGGTCGACAATGTGGATCGCCTGCTGACTCAGGACCGCCACGTCCTCGATCGAGAATAGCTTGTGGCCGTCCTCATCGAAGCAGCATGCAACGATCAGCCGCTCACGCATCTGCCGTTGCTTTGCGAGGTCAGGCTGCCCGTTCTTCACGAACTGCAGGTCGAAGACCCCCTTCTCCTTCGCCGTCATTCCTTTGACGATCACTTTCGCTCCGTCAGCCAGATCGCTGAGATCAACGACCTCCGTTCGGGCCTCTGCTGGTTTAAGCAGCAGGTCCCTCAGATCCGCCTTCTTCATGCTCCACCTCGTCGAAAACATCGACCTCGGCGACCTGCTCGACGACACCCTGCTGCTCCGCATGCTGCTGCAACAACGCCTGTTGTGCCTCAGCATTCTTCGCCATCAACGCCGGGTGCCCCGTAGCCTTTGCCAAGGCGATTTGTGCTGGAGTGAATTTGGCCCTCGCTTCATCGTCGGCAGGATCCGCGATCCCAACTCCGATCAGCTTGTACACGTCAGGCCCCTCCAGAATCAGCCCGACCGGCCGAATGCGCTTTGTAACCGTTTGCCCGGCGACAACACAATCCTTCAGCACATAGGTGCCTTCGGGTGCCCGTGATGAAGCCTCGTGTTCGCAGGTGATTCGCACTTTCATGACTTGCTCCAAAAAAAGAAAAAGCCCGGTCGCCGGCGAACCGAACGACCAGGCCGGCGAAGAAGGTCTCGCCCTGATCACGTAGGCCAGGTCGGATTCCCGTTCAGAGTGTATCCGACGTTTGCCTTCACTCCATCATTCATCTGGAACGTCTGACCCACCTCGATGCCCGCGATCTTGAACGGCAATTCGGTCGCGTCGCTGTAGATGATCTTCCCGTCCAGTTGGTTTGCAGCCACCGTTGTTGGCGTCGTCAGTTCATCAGTGATTGACTGGTGGCCGCTATTCGTCGGCAGCCAGAACAACTCCATCGCGATGTCAGGCGGAGTCGTGAAGCCGGTCGCCAGACGGGCCTGACCGCTCGCGCTCTGCGAAAGGTTCGTGTACTCAAACGTTTCGCTCTTCGCTCCGCTGATGCTGATCGACAACACTTCTGCGATCGCTGCGAGGCTGCCGGCGACGTCCTGCTGAAGGACCGTGCCTTTGGAAATAATTGTCATGGATCATCCCCCAATCGTGATTTTGAAACATTGTGGTGCCGTCTTGATCGCATCAGCAACGGCCGTCGTCAGCAGTCTCTCGCATTCACGTCCGACACGCCGCCACGCCGTTTGGGCGTATCGCTGCGTGTCAGTGTCCTGAGGATCGAACCGGATCCGGGGAGGAAAGAAAATTCCCGCTCTGCCCTGCCGGCCGGATCGACCGATTCGCATGCCGGTGAAACGATGCGATCGCGATCGGTTCGCCGGGATGGTTGTGATGTACGAAACCTCGATTCGCTCGAGAACGTCCTTCACCGCCGCGGCCACCTTCGTTCGGACGTGTTCCGTGATGGGCGTGAAGTCCATGCCGTTGCGGCCGAGGGCCGAAGCAAAGCCGGAGAACGCACCCTGCTCGAAGATACCGGAGAGATCCGTCATGGTTCAGGACTGACCCTTTTCAGCCGCACCTGCAATCCGTCGAGGGTCATCGCCCCAGACAGTTCCCGCTCCTGCCGGCTGATGTTCAGGAGCCACATTCCGTTCTGATCGTTGCCCGTGTCATGCAAGTGCCAGTCGTAGCCTTTGGCCAGAACCTTTAGAGGGAACCGGCCTCGGGCATGGAGGCGATCCCTCACCGTGCCCGAGATCCATAACCGGCCCGTGTACTCTGTCTGGAAGTTTCCGGAAGGCCCCGCGTCGTCCAGTTCCACGATGGCTGACTCCGAGAGGGTGCCGCCGCCGTGGAGGTAGAACTCCACGGTCTCGGCAAAGTCGTCCTCGTTGATGAAGACGTCTTCCACATCGGATTCCATCTGGTCGCGTAACGTCATGAGGCCGCTCCAAAAACTCATCAGGCTCCGAGAGCGTATCCAGCCAGGGCATAAACCCCGGTGATCGACAGGGCCGGCGTTCCGGTGCCGGATCCCTTCTGGATCTGAAACACCGGCTGCACGTTCTGCCCGCTGGTCACGGATGCCATCGAGAAGGTCGTAGCCGTTGCCACGCGCTCGCCGTCGATGAAGAACCGCACGTCACTCAGGCCGTTCGTGAAGTCGATGACAAACTTCTTCCAGGTGGATGACAGGCTCACCGCGGTCGCCTTGTCATCATTGTCGGTTGTGTTGTCGTCCGTCTCGGCGACAACGAGACTGGTGCTCACGGAGCCTTCCATACGGAACCACGCGTTGACCGTCACCGAGTCAGGGGTGTCGTTGCGGGCTGATCCGAGACCCATCACGATGGTCGTCGCGGAATCAACGCCGCTGACCTTCGCAAGGAACTCGAACCGCTTCAGTTGGGCGAGGTCGAGGAAAAGAATGTCGCCCTGATACAGGCAGACGTTTTCGACTTCGTTCGTCGCTGCAAGGGTGAGAACGGCCATCCCGCCGTCTTCCGTCGCGCAAAGGTAAGTTGGGGTGCCGGCCGCGGAAGTGTCCGCGATGACCCAACCGTTCATGCCGGCAGTCGTCGAGAAGACTTGCGAACGGGCGAAACGGTCTCCGCCCGGTGCAGGCCACTCGAGTACTCCACGATTCACTGTCATAACTGCGTCTCCATGAGGAGGTTGATCTGAAAGAAAAAGAAGAACCCCCCCGGCCACTGCCGGGAGGTCGTCATGATCAGCCGGCCGCCATCAGGCTCCGTTGTGCTTCTGCAGGCCTCGGTGATTCAACGGCTTTGCACCGAACGATTGCAGGATCGTGTAGGTCTGCGAGAGCTTGTTGAAGTCGAGGTTGGTGCGAAGCTGAGGCGTTTCCTGACCGCGGAGGAAGGTCACTTCCACCGTCTCGATCTGAGAAGGATCCGCCGCCAGGTACCACGCAGTCGTGGAGTTCGCGTCGAGCAGAGGCTCGATCACTGGCACCAGTCGGGCCGCCGTGTTGTAGGCCTGGTTCGCTGAGGAAGGGTCCCACGCTGACAGCACCAACTGCATAATGGTGGTGTATAGCGCTGAAGGCCCGATGATAAACCGCGGACTCAGGGCGAGCAGGTCAGGACCTTCGTTCCCTTCCGGAGTGTTGTTGCCACGCATCTGCATCATCAGGTTCGTCAGCGTTTGCACCGTCGTGACAGATGGAGCCCCTGCTCCGGTCGTCAGATTGGTTCGCTTGCGGGCACCGGTAGCGGCAGCAAAGAGAGCCACGCCGTCACCCATCGTTGCATTGGCCGTGATCTGAGACCACGCCACCGCGTTGACGGTACGACGAGCAGCCGCTCCCAACTGACCGGGGATCCGGCTGAGGAAGCCAATGTCGTCGTTGACGATCAGGCGGTAAGAGAAGTCGACCTGGATCGAACGAGCCTCGACCGCGTAGGTTTCCTTTGAGTCCGTGATGCCCGCCACTTCCGGATCCGCCGTGTCGTTCCACACCGGCAGGTTACCGATGGCTCCCAACTGCAGCCGGTGAATGTTCTTGAAGTCATCAACGGAAGGCCCCTGCCGCATCGGTCCCTGCCAGGTGCTCGGAGCTTCCTGGTATCCGAGCATCATGGACTTATTCACCGCGTCGAGGGTCATGTTCGCGAAGTTGCCAGTCGTGTGATACGGGTTGGCGCTTCGGAACTTGATACCCATGTCCGCGGCTCGCTGAGGACCGAACATCGCGATGATCGCGATATTGTCCCGGCTGAGGCCTCGGGTGTTCACGCCGTAGACATTGCGAACCATGTCCTCGGCCATGTCGTACAGGCCCATCGCGTCGAACTGCTGCCACCCCTTCTTCATCTCCGGGGTTTCGAGGTCACCGATCACGATCGCTCGTGCGCGTTCCCGGCGAGCCTTGATGGCCTTTTCGTGCCACTCGTTGATTGGCTGCTCGTCGAACGGGATCACGTTGTTCGCACAACGCATGACGAGGGCATTGCCCATGTCACGAACCAGTTCGTCACGGCCTTCGCGGGTAACCCGGATAACTGCACCGGTCGAGAAGGTAGCCGCGTCGGTCGCCTTTCGCTGCAGCAGGAATCCCTGCACCGCGTTCAGGTCAGCCATCGCCGCCGCTTCGTCTAGCAGGTCCTCACGGTCTGCAATCTTGCAGAGGTCGCTGACCTGCTTCCGGAAGGAGGCTCGCTGTTCGGCGAGACGTCGTTCAGCCGCCTGAGTCGCTTCCACGATGCGATCGGCAATGCGATTGACATCGATGTCCAGCGTCGCGGTACCGGTGCCACCACCGGCCTGTCGTTGTGCGGCCGCTGCTGCTGCCTCGGCTGCCGCGTCTTCTCCCTGCTTCTCAGCCGGCTTGTTGAGTACGTTGTCGAGCATCCATCGCTTGGCCTGCTCGTGTGTGAAGGTCGCCGGCATGCCACGCTTCACCAACGCGTCGAACGTTTCCTGATCCATAACGAATCCTTGTGGAGAAAGAGATCGAAGCTTCGCAGAAGAGTCAGCACCGATCGGGACCAAACTTACTTCATCCAAACGCCACCGGGTCACGACGTTCACGGGTCCCGTGAAGTTGCGGCCGCTGACGTTCCGTGTTTCGCCTGCTGCAATGAACACGCTCTTCAGGACGCGATATCCTGCCGAGACGTCGCTCACATGGCCCTCGCGAACCATCTGAAACTCACGGTCGTTCTGCGAGGCGAAGTGCAGAGTTCCCGTGACCCTTCCGCCGTCCGCCACCTGCAGGTTGCGGACTGATCCAAGTTGATCGCCGAGGCGACCTCGATTGTGTGAGTCGAGCAGAGGAACCTGACGGCCTCTCGGCAGCACCGCTCCGGTTGCCAGGAGTACTTCCGGAATCATGGCCTGCCGGCTGAAGTCCGGCATGTCGACCGGATTCTCGGTCGTCACGTCAGCCTCGATGGTTCGAAGCTGCTCGTTGATCGTTGACCGGCGAACCTCGTGAACCGATCGCGTTGACAGTTCGACCTCGGACTCGACGGCCGGTGCCGATCGCATCGATAGGTTTCGCATTGCTCTTGAAGGTTTCATCAGGCCGCTGCTCCCGCTGCTGCTGTTGATTTGTCGGCCGCCGCGTCATCGGCCGCCGAGGTGTCTTCATCAACGGCCGCTGTTCCTGCTGGCTGAGACGGCATCGTCACGCCGAGCATTGTCAGGGCCGCCTCCTTCGGAAGCCCGAGACGCTCGAGGTCTTCCATGAACTGCTTCCAGCCGGCGAGGACCTTGTCGTAGTCCACGTTTGCCCTCGCGCACTCCATCTGGGGAGTACTCTTGCCGTTCTTCATCCGGGCCGCGGCCGCCTGCTCGTCCTTCTCAGGATTGATCGATTGAGCAACCGGCCCCTGCCACTTCGCTGAAAGGTATCGCTTCGGCGATGCCACAAACTCGTCCGGAGTCACGGTGCCGGCGAGCGCTCCGGTCAGGATCCCAAAACGAACGACCGTCGAAAAGATCGGCTGCATGAAGGCTGAGGCGAACCAGTCCTGCAGCTGCTCGACTTCCGGCCAGATATCGTTGTCGGCTGACTTCTCGCTGCTGAAGGAGGAGTTTCTATAGTCGCCGATCAGCGTTGAAGACTTCACGGCCGGCAGCCCGGCCGCCACGCCGCGAAGGACGTGATTGGCGAAGGCCTCCGGGTTCGCCGAATTGCTGTTCGGGCTGAAGGCGGTCATCTCACCGTCGAGCCCCAGATCCATGATCATGCCCGGCCGCATCTCGGTGAGAGTGTTGCCGTTCACGTCGCGGAGGTCAGAGTCAGCCGTCGCGGCCGTCGTGCCCTGAGGGTTCACACCGACCCGTCGCTTGCCGGCCCCGCGTTTGACTCCCAACGCGACACAGGCCTGCATCTCGAGGGACGTCAGGACGGTGCTCGTCAGGTTCGACACTGAGGAAGCCGGATCCAGTGAGGCCGCCAGCCAGCCGGTGCCCTGCATCTGCTCGACATCGTCCTCCCAGAACAGGTGATTCATTTCGGAAGCGCTTACCGGTACCACGCGTCGGAAGATGCCTTCGCTGTCGTAGTCCTTCAGCCAGTAACGCACCCGCTGCCCTTCCGGAGTCAGTTCGATGCCCCGGTAAAACACATTCCCCTGCGCGACCTGAACGCCGTCCGTTGTGGAATCCGCCAGCCGGCTGATGTCCACCAACTGCAGCACCAGAGGCACCGGTAGTTCCCTCCGGGCCTGCTCGGCCGGGTCAATCACTCGGAGGCGGTAGAGAACTCCGCCGCTCAGAATGCACTGCTGAAGAGCCAGCCGCTGAAGGCCGGCGAGCGTTGTCCCACCCTGACCGGGCATGCCGCGGTAGTCAAAACCTGTGTGCAGCCCCTTCCACAGTTCCGTCACGGCCCGTCGATAGTCCGTCAAAGGACTGCCGTCAGCCGCCACGGCCTGAGAGGAAAGGGTCATCTCGGCACCGATCACCTTCGCCGAGATTGCCCGCACACCTTTTCGCACATATGGGTCATCCCGAAAGGCCTGCCAGGACCGAGCTCTCACGGTGAGCAGGTTTTCCCGCGGGACGTCGTTCTCTCGCATCATCACGGCTCGCTTGTTCAGGCGGCCGTTCTTGCCCGCCTTGTAGCCGTCCTGCGTCCCGAGCAGGGTTTCCACCTGACTGAGTGAGGCCCGTGCCTCAGCCCGTGCCAAGGCCCACGCCGGCGAGATCGCTGCAATCGCTCGTTCGAAAACACGTAGCATCAGTCTCTCACGATCCGTCCGAGGGTAGCCATCCCGCCGCCGCCCAATTCCGCCTCGCTGATTTGCTGCAGCAATTGGTCACGTCGCGCACACAGGTCCTTGTACGGAGCCATCGCCTTCGCCCGACCGGCCACGGAGTAATTCTGGGCCTCCAGGCATTTCTGGATAGCTGCGTCCACAAGTTCGAGTTCTTCTGAGGCGGTCATGCTCATGGGCGGGGTTTCTACCCGCGGCCGCATCCCGGCACATTACCAATCTCGCTAATGATCCCGGCCCGACCAAAAAAAAACACGCTCCACGGTTGCGATGCAGCCCCGCTGCCGCGTTCGGAAGTTTCGCCCCGGTCAACGTAGCCTTTTCCGGGCGAGGCCGTCAGGCGGCCGCTGTGGGGGCAAAGGAAAAAAGCAGGCTTTACGCCTGCTTTCCAAGTCCTGCCCAAAGTGCCGGCCGCCACTGTGTCACCGGGTTTCACCGGGAGGCAAAGGCCGCTTGGAGTGAATGACCACGGTTTCCTCGATGAACTGAACGCTCCATGAGAAACCGCAGGAGCCCCGTTCAGTCAGGGCGTTCTGGCATTTTAGGTAACTTTTGGTCTGCGACGTTGACCGGACGGTGCCGTAACCGCGGTTGCCCGCCCAACACACCGGGCAGTATCGGTACGGTTTGATCTCCCGGCCGCTCGGATCCCGGAACACTTCACCGGGCTGTGCCTCAGCCTGTGCGGCCGGCTGTGCAGCCGCCGCCGTCGCTTTGTCCTCGACACTTCCGGGGAACCGCGGATTGATCGCACCGCCCGCCATGAAGGCCGCCTGAACGTCAGCCGGCAGCGTCTCGATCACCCGCTGCATTTTCACCGACAACGGCTCCGGATCCGGCTCCGCATCCTCAGCCGGCAGTGCGAGTAAATCTCGGTCGGCCACTGGCAAAGGTTCCACCAAAGTTGGACCCTCAGCCACTGGCAAAGGGTCAGCCGGAACTTTGTCGGCCTCGGCCGCCACTGGCTCCATGCCTCCCACGCCCGGCTCATGCGGCCGCCCGAGCAGCTGCTCCGGCTGAGGCTGCGGCCGCCCGGACAACGGCTGAATCTTCTTGTGTTTCTCCGCCATGTCATCTCTCCCTTTCCGGCAGTTCCCTGCCCTTCACGATCACGAGGGGCCGCTCCGGTACAACCACGCGTTTGCGCTGAGGAACCCCGCCGTTACTATCCACGAAAGCCACCGCCAGGCACAAACCATAGCGGATCACGTCACGAAAGTCGTTCGGGAAATCCTCACGCTTCCGCACCCACAAGGTCGAAGTGTTCCCACGCCGGTCTCGCTTTTCACTCAGTTGTGCGTTGCACAATTGTTCCATGAACTCCGCGTCACGCTCGGCCCCCTGAAAGATGGTCAGGATCCCGAGTTCATCGGTAGCCTCCCGCCGCTCCAGTCGCTCCTGGAGTTCGTACTCCCAGAGGTCAGTCGCTACCGTGAACAACGTGAGGCCGTCAGCCCCCTCGACCTTCGAGTCCTCCAGCGTCTTCAGGTCATACGGTCTGCCGCGCAGGTCGCTATTGGAACCCTTGATCGGAAGAACGCCGTCATGCTCCCAGCAGAAGTCATAGGTGGTTTTCGCGTCGTAGCCGGAGTCGATCGCCATCGCTTCGACCTGCAGTCCGGGCCCAGAATCCTGATGCTGATACGTCGCGGCTGCTGGCCCCTTCCAAACCTGCTGCAGGTTATCCAGCCGGCCGAAGTCAACGACGTGTGACCGCTCATTCTCGCCATGTGCCATCACGGTCCAGATCACGTAACTGCCTTCGCCCTGAACGCCCTCCTGCCGGTCGACCGTCAGCGTGAGGAACGTGTGCCCATGAGGAACGATGCCCCGCGGAACATCGGTCGCGATGCGTTTGCCGATGGCCTGCGATGTGGCCCGCGATTTTCGGAGTTCCCACGTCTCGCCAATATAGCCGTTCGTCACGTCCTGCCGGTCCTTCGCGTTTCCCTTCGTGTTGATCCACGCCCGAGCGAAGTGACCCCACGTTTCCGTCAGCGCGTACCACGATGCGAGGGGACCAAATCCGATCGCATCGCTGCCCGCCCGCCGAGCAGTGCCGACGAGTTCGCCGGCCGTGTTCAGACTGCAGCCCTCAGGAACCCACCGGCCGGCCCGAAGCATCTTCGGCCGATGATGGTTGAAGATCCGCTGCTCACAATATGCACACTCGTAGTGAGCAGTCTGGAAGGCGATATCCGGATCGCTGGTACCGTCATGCAGCCGCTCCCACTTGATGCCGCCCGGCCGTCCCTCCACGCCGGCGACGAGCACCTGGAACTCACCGCAGAACGGGCAGGGCACAAACCGGCGATGCTGATTCGATGCGTGCATCTGCTTCTCGATGCGGCTCCGGCCTTTGATGGTCGGAGTACTTTCAAAAAGGATCTTGTGATCCGTGAAGCCTTTGAAACGGTTGATGAACAGCCTGAGTGAGTCACCCTCCTCTTTCACGCTCACCCACTTGTCGATCTCGTTCGCCACTCCGAAGAAGGCTCCGACGTCGGCCAGGCTTGTCTCGGATCCCGACCAGCCGCAGTAAATCGCGCAGTGATCCAGTTTGACGTGCAGGTTCGACCGGTGGGCAGGGTTCGCCAGTTGCCGGCGAACGCCGTCCGTTGATTCGAGGATTGGATACAGTCGGCCCTTCACGACACGCGTGACCGCACCGAGCGATGGCGATGCCAGCATCATGTTGCGAGGGTACAGGCCGGCGACGTAGGCCATGAGTGCCAAACAGACGGTTGTCTTCCCGAGGCGGCTCGCCCACTGCATTGCGATCGATCGGATCGACGGATCATCGAACGCATCCACCACGCCGGCGACGTGTGGGAAGTCAGCGAATGAAAACGGCTGACCGGAGGTTTCGGTACCGAGGGGCATGACCACATGCTTCGGCAGCCACTCCCGTGCCGTCAGCCGGCGAGGCGGCCTGATCAGCTTCGTCGCCCTCAGCCTGAGGAGAGGCGGTTGCTCAAACGTCGTCAGCATCAGGCACCCACTCCTTTCCGAGTTCGGCTGCATCCAGCCGGCGATACGTCGCCTCGAGGACCGCTTCGCAATGCCGCGTCACGTCCGCTCTGACTTCCTCACGGATCGCCGGATCCATCGTTGCCGCTATCTTCCCCGGCAGTTGCATGACGCCCTGCCGGCATTCGGTGAGAGCCACTCCGGCCCATCGCTCGACGTCGTTCAGTGCTACGACCTCTGCCCGCCGCTCGGCCAGGTCCATGCGTTCCCGTTCCAACTTCATCCGCGTGAGTTCGATCTCCTGCTGCCGCCGCTCGTCGATCGCGTCGCTCCGCTGCAGGCGAGCCTCACGCCACAACACGATCTCCCTGCATGGATAGCGTCCCTCCTCACCGGGCATCGCCGGCGTCTCAGTTCGCCACTGCTTCACGGTCTGCGTTGCCACGCCGAAGAAGGCCGCCACCTCGCCGAGTGTCCGGAAACACCAGTCAGCCGGCCCCGTCGCCTTCACGGCCGCGGCCGGCTGACTCTTCAGTTCCTTAAACAACTCGAGGGCCGCCTGCAGGTCCTCAGCCGTCGCCGCAGACTCGATCAAACTCCTGCAGTATTGCTGCTCGGGCGTCATCCAGATTTTGCTCCGTGATCTGCACCGGGATCACCGCGTGCACGTGGGTTGTTGGCTGAGAGGCGAGTTCATCCAACTGGTTCTGCCTCTCAGCCGCCAGGACCACTTTTGCAGCCGCCCGTCGCTCACGCGCGGAGGCCGTCTTGTCGATGGCATCCTTCATCTGCATCAGGATCATGGCCTTTTTCATGTCCTGAGGAATTGGCCACCGCTCTTCGATGGCCCGTTGCAGCATTCTCGCGTCACTCCTCCGTCCCATCGGTAATCTCCTCCGCCTGTGAAATCAGGACCGCCTTCTTTGTCGTGAGCTTCTCCCACCGCTCTACGATCAGGTCGCAGTAAGTTGGGTCGATCTCCATCATGTAACACACCCGGCCAAGCTGCTCGGCCGCGATCATTGTCGTCCCGGATCCACCGAACGGATCATAGATCGCGTCCTCGGCCGTTCCGTGATTCGTGATCGGCCGCCCCATGCACTCGACCGGCTTCTGGGTACCGTGAAAGGTCTTGCCGTCGTCGACCTTCCCCTGAGTCCGGTGCATGTTGGCGATCTCCCAGACGGTGTTTTGCTTGCGGCCGCCGTTCCACTTCGCCGTGCCGCGTGATGCGTACCAGCATGGCTCATGCCGCCAGTGATATGCTCCGCGGCCGATCACGAGCGAAGGCTTCGCCCAGATGATCTGAGACCGGATGGTGAAGCCCGAGGCCTTCAGGTCACCGGCCACCACGTCAGCGTGCAGGGCACCGTGCCAGACGTAGGCAACCATGCCGGGGAACAAATCCCACGTCGCCTTCCACGATGCGTTGTCGTCGTTCGTGACCTTCCCTTCAGCCCGTGTCTGGTGGGCCTTGTTCACGCCGGCCTCCAGCCTCCACCGCGGATCATAGTTGACGCCGTATGGTGGGTCCGTGACCATGAGGAACGGCTTCACCCCGCCGAAGAGTTTGCTGACCATGTCGGCTCGCCGGCTATCACCGCACATCAGGTAATGTTCGCCGAGGCGATAGAGGTCGCCGAACTTCGTGATCGGTTCACCCTGCTTCACCGGTGGGCAGTCGTCCTCGACCATCGCCAGAGGTTCGTCACCGCCGCCCGTCTCCAGTTCGGCCAGGGCCTCGTTGCATACCGCCAGCATGTCATCGATCAACGCCTGCAGCCCCGCGTCCTCCACGCTGATCTCAGCCAGCAGGGCCTGTAGCTTCACTGAGTCACGCTCGGCCATCGCCGCGATCGGATCCAGCGTCGCCAGCAGCTTGTCAGCCTCCTCTTCAGTCACGTCCAGGACGAGCACCGGGATCACGCCGTCTCCCACCACCTCTCGGCGAGCATGCCCGTCGATCAGCATCAGCCTGCCGTCCGCGGTCTCCCGCACCAGTTCGGCCCCGGCAAAACCGAGTTCTCCGATCGCACCCCTGAGGGCCGCCTTTTGCTCGTCGGAGTGGACCGCGTAGTTCTTCGGATTCGGGACGAGTTCGCTCGCGCGTACCCGCCTCAGTTCTTTCACGCGATCCCGGAAAAGCAATCCCTCCGAGCCAGAACCAACTGCCGCCGAGGCCGCTGCCTCGTCTGCCTTCTTCTTCTTCGCCACGCCGCTGCTCCATGTCAGAAACCTCGTTGACGGCCGCCAGCACCATGCCGGCAGTCAGATTGACCCCATACCCCGATCGCTCAGTTTTCCGAGGCCGGTAGTATCACGCCCGCCATTTTTTTTAGGGTCCAGCCCTCAGCCTGACCCGCGGTAAGC